CAAATACTTAGCCACACACGGGCGCGTAGGGGCCACTGGGGGGGTGTATATATCTGTATGCAATCCCGCTATAATTTTACTATTTTTTACCCTTTTTAATAATTTTTTTATTATTTTTCAGTGTTTTAGGGCTAATGACGGCTAATAATAGGTAATATATTGTAATTTTATTACAATTTTGGGTAATTATATTACAATAGGGGCTAATATTAAGGGGGTAGCATATATATTAACCCCCCGGAGTAGAGTTAATACTATTATACAGCCCATTTCCAATCTGTCAAGTAAAAAGTGAAGTAGTTTGTATTTTTTTCTTGACAACATGGATATAATTGTTATAATAGATAGTTAGCAGCTACTAGTCTGTCTACACTTCATCAATAATTATAAGATTTTTTCTAGTGGAGAGTTGTGAGACGAGATTATATTAGCTGTAATCTCCAGAAAATAAGACAATGACTGCATACAAAGGACCATATGGGGCGTTCTACATGATTCACCACACTCCAGAACCAGAAGATGATCCGTGTCTCACCTGCGTGTGTCAGCCACAGGAGTGTCATTGCCCAGAACCATGTCCTCACTGTGACTGTGGAGATTGTCATTGTAAGAAGATGTATAAAAGACAGGGAAAATACGGTTAAGTTATGACCGCAAAGGAAGAACTAAGGGAAGTCTCACAACAGCTAAGAAAAGCCTCCAAGCTGCACAAGCAGCAATCAGAGAAGGTGGCAGCGATTAGCCGTAAGGAGTACGCAAAGGGAGGAGGAGTCAGGAAGCCTGATGTAATGCCCAAAGGTAAGGGAATGAAGCGACCCACTAAGAAGGGCGCTGGCATGACCGAAAAGGGTATTAGAGCATATCGCAGGGCTAATCCCGGCTCCAAACTGCAGGGCGCTGTTACTGGTAAAGTCAAACCCGGTAGCAAAGCTGCGAAGAGACGTAAGTCCTTCTGCGCTCGTTCTGCAGGACAGATGAAAAAGTTTCCCAAGGCGGCTAGAGATCCAAATAGCCGTCTGCGTCAGGCTAGAAAAAGATGGAAGTGCTAGCCCAACCTTAGTAGAGAGTATCATGGCTTACTTAGCCTCTAATATCCCACACTTTAAGTGTTGGGTGCGTAAAGAGTTTACACATAATCACGTAGAGTATGAAGGTGAGTATCTTCATGCACTAGCAATAGCAGTAAATACAATACCGGACAGATGTCTTAGTTTTAACGTAGTGTTTACTGGCTGTGAAGAAGAAGAGAATATTCACGGTGGAGCTATGTGGGCTAGAATGCCCATCACAGCATTAGTCGCTGATAGTATTCTTGAAGAGTGGCCTGAGAAGATGCCCACTCACTTTGCACAACCTTGGGACTGTTCCTCCAGAAACCACGCAGTCTTTAGCATGGACAGAGTATCGTCTAGCCCTTGGATGTGTAAGATAGGGGGAGAGTTTTATACAGGTCGGTACATGTTCACTGTGGACTACACCGACAGTCACATTTCAGACGACCCAGCGCAGCACAAACAATCACATGTGCTAGAGCTAATAGACGCAGGAGAGTTTACAGGGAATATAGTTGCTCTCCCCAACAATAGAGTGCGGGTTACAAATCCTGCTTTGTGGGTTACAGGTGAAGGTCCACCAGACTTTGTTCCTAGCCAACACATACACAGCGCAGAGATTAATGATAGCTACATGGACCCCAGCATTACATTTGATAACTTATACGCAAAGGATTAGAACCAATGGCTGCTAAGAAGAAGACTAAATACATGGCTAAAGGTGGCAAGACCACTAAGGGCATGGCTAGAGGCGGTGCTATGAAAAAAAGCAAAGGCATGGCTAAAGGCGGTAAAAAGACCAAATACATGGCAAAGGGGGGAAAGACCTCCAAGTACATGGCTAAAGGTGGTATGAAGAAAAGCAAGGGCATGGCTAAAGGTGGCATGAAGAAAAGCAAAGGCATGGCCCGTGGCGGAATGAGAAACACCATGAGCGCCCGTGATACAGACATGATGGCGCGTGGCATGAGAATGATGGCAGCAGGTGGACCCGTAACCGCAGCACAAAGAAAAAACCTGCCCCCTAAGCTTGTAAAGATTCTTGAGTCGAAACGTGGCAAAAAGAAAGCCTGATCCAAAAAAGGGAACAGGCAAAAAGCCAAAAGGTTCTGATCGAAGGCTCTACACTGATGAGAACCCCAAGGATACTGTTAGTATAAAGTTTGCTACTCCTGCAGAGGCAAGAGCGACTGTTGCAAAGGTAAAAAGAATAAACAAACCTTTTGCAAGAAAGATACAGATACTAACTGTAATGGAACAACGTGCAAAGGTCATGGGTAAGACACAGGTTGTTTCAATAGCTAAAAAAGGAAAAGAGGCGATACGCAATGCCAGCAAAAAAAGCAAAGCCAAAGGCAAAAAAAAGTAGCAAGTCTCCTACGCCTAAGAACAAAGCTCTGTACGCAAGAGTGAAGGCAGAGGCTAAACGTAAGTTCAAAGTATATCCCAGCGCGTATGCAAACGCTTGGTTAGTTCGCACGTACAAGAAACGAGGCGGAACTTACTAATGAGCCTGAAGGAGTGGTTCGGCAAAGGCCCCAAAGGGGATTGGGTAGACATAGGTGCGCCAAAGAAAGGCGGCAAGTTTCAGGCTTGTGGTCGAAAGTCTGCGTCTAAGTCTAAACGTGCCTACCCTAAGTGTGTGCCACGTTCCAAGGCTAAGTCTATGACAGCAGCAGAAAGAAAGAGTGCCGTTGCTCGTAAAAGAGCTAAACCGCAAGGTGTCGGCGGTAAGCCGACGAATGTCGCAACATTTAAGAGGAAGAAGTCAGTGAAAAAGAAAATGTACATGGGAGGCATGGCTCAGACAGGCACACCTGATAAAAATAAAATCATGGGTGCAGGGACTATGCAACAAAACCCACAGCAAAGCCTGATGGAGATGGACCGCAGTAAAATAGCTGGTATGAAAGAAGGCGGTCTCGTTTCAGGCATAAAAAATATTAAAAAAGAATATGCAATGGGTGGAGGAGTACGTAGAGTACGTTACTAATGGCAGAAGGACTTCTACCCACTAAAAAGAAAAAACGCCAGCTAACAGAAAAACAGCTTGCGTATCTTGACGCACTTATGGATAATGGTGGTAACAATGCTGCAGCTTTACGTGTAGCTGGTTACTGTGAAACCACTGGCAAAGCAGTTATGAACTCTCTAGCTGATGAGATCGTAGAGAGAGCCAAGAACATGTTAGCCGCTAACTCAGTAAAAGCAGCGGCAGGTCTGGTAAATGCACTGGACGATGACGGAACAATCCCACGCGCTGAACAACGTATAAAAGCAGCGGAGTCTATTCTAAACAGAGTAGGAGTGGGCAAACATGATAAGGTTGAACATAATGTTACTGCTTTACACGGAGTGGTTCTTCTCCCGGCGAAGTCGGGGCAAGTGGACCCTGTTATCATAGACCATGAATAAAATATTTGTAGAAGTTACACTATCAAGAACCAGAAAACCCCTGAGCTATCCTTGCTACATTCGTGGCAAGGGTATGTTCTACAAAAGCACCGAGATAAAATTTACAGAAGATTTTATGGTACGTGCTTTTGCAATTGATCGCGGAATAGTTCTAGAGGACAACGCAACTCAAAATGGCTAGCCAAAAACAACAATTAAAGCAAGCTGTCACTGCCATCAGAGATGATTTGAAGTCTCGGATTGATCAATCTGAAAAGCTAGAGGAAACAGCTTTTACTGCGCGTCCTTACATACAAAAAGATGTAAGTAAAAAACAAGTAGCCAGAGGTGCCATGGGCGCTGCTTACTTAGCCACGGACGTAGCTCTTAATCCTCAAAAGTACACTTCTAAGGCAATAAAAGATAAGGCATCTAGAGAGACAGTAAAAGAGATTGCCCGTCAGGGCGAGAGGATTGTTAATCGGATGCTGCCAGAGGGACTAAACCTTAATTTAGATTTCAAAAGCATGGGGCTTGAGGATGTGCAAAAGGGAAGACGACCCGCTGTGGGGGCGGGATATGAAAGACCTGTTGAGTTTGGAGGGCTAAAAGGTTCAGCAGGTGTTCAAGGAAGATACGACCCAGAGAGCGGTTCCAGTTATGTTGGGGCTAGATTTACAGGTAGGTTTGCAAAGGGTGGCAAAGTCAAACCATATGCAAAAGGCGGCGGAGTTCGTAAACCAAAGTTAAAGTAATGGCAGCAAAGAAAAGAAAAGCTAGCGGAAACGCTAAA